AGCGAAAATAAATCAATTATTTTAAGGAACTTTTGTTGACTTTGGCAAATCGCGCCGATTTTATCACACTTTGGGAGACTTGTCAATAGCTTTTTCAAAAATATCGCCAGAAATTATAATCTTACGAGTCTAGTTGGCGAAAATTTGCACAAACCCACTAAAATAGGCACTTTAGGCAACGAAAAACTGCGTAAAACCCCGTAGCGGGGCGCCGAAGTGCCAAAACGAAGTGCGAAAGTGATGCTATCTGCGCCAAAGTGCGAAAACGAAGTACAAAAATGATGTTTTTACGAGCTAATCCTATTTTAACACACTTTGGCGGGGTTGTCAATAGTTATTTTGCGTTTTTTGGGGAAATTTGGGGAAACCCCGAGCAGGTTTCGCGTCCCGGCCCCCGAAGTATTTGCTGATAAATTATAAATAATTCGCTGTAATTGTTGACAGACTCATACAAAGCGCGTATAATATACATATTATGAAAAAGAGAGAACAAGAGATAACCCAAAACTACTTCGCAAAACAGTCAATTGCGTCAAAGTTTTTTTGGAAAGTTATTGACATTCTTGATGACATTGAGTATAATATATTTATAAACAAAAACAAACAAACATTAAAGGGCAAAAACATGGCAACAACAGTTAAAAATTACACAGATGAGATGGTAGCACAAATGGTAGAGGCTTACACAGCAGAACCAAACAGAGATACTGTCGACTCATTAGCACAGCAATTCGGCAAAACTACAAGAAGTATCATTGCTAAATTATCAAGAGAGGGCGTGTACCAAGCACAACCGAGAACAACTAAATCAGGCGAACCTGTAGTATCTAAAGCAGAACTCGTCAGTGCAATTGCTTCTCACTTCGACATTGAAGTACCGACTCTAGTGAAAGCAGGCAAGCAAGACTTACAGAAGTTAGTTGACGCAATCAATTCCTAGTGGAACTCGTAGGAATGGTGGGGTTCATAATTGCACTCCACCTCCTAATGAGATTTATTGAGTGGGTTAGTCGCCTATAGACTGGAGTGATGACCTAATCATCACATTTTAAAGTGGCAACTGGAAAGCAGGAAGTGACTACGGAAGCACATCTAAAAAGAAAGTAGCAAGTTCGACTCTTGTCCTAACTTTCCGAAGGTTCATTCGAATTGAACTGCCACCTTAAAATGTAAAGTATTTTCAAGTTCTCCTAAATAGTTCTTGACAAATGGTAAGAAAGTCTGTATAATATACTTATATTTAGAAAAGAAGAAAACTTTAAATTAGACACCCCGTTGGGACTGAGTTAAAGAATTTGCTACCAAGTAGTAAATAAATCAAAATTCTTCTTGACAAATGGTTAGAAAGTGGATATAATATATATTCAGAAACAAAGAAAAGGACACTAAATCGAAAAAATAAATGATTTAGCAGTGACCCACCCAGACTCCTTCGGGATTGAAAGTGGTAGCGAATAAATAATCGAGAGTTCTTTTCTACTATGGTGATTGGTCAAGCACGGACACACCTTAAAAAGTAAGGACTCGACATTGCCTGATGTATCGCAAGTATAGTCGTAAACAAGGGAAGCGAACGGGCAGTACAATATGTGCCCACAGGGACGGAGAGACGCAGTATTCAATAAATCTACTGTAAGCCACACCATGCGATTCAGCTTTAGCTGTCAAGTGGAGAGTAGGATTACCTAAGAATGTAGTGATAAGCAGTATTGCAGTTACCCCCATTGAGTGCTGAACTTGAACAGCGAGAGCATATCGTAATAACCAAGAGGACAGCATAGTCGTAAGAGTGACTTGTAAAAAAGACTTTTCGACAGGTAATTGACGCGTAGATTATGACCACACAATCTCGTAGACGGAGCGCTATACCGTACTATAAAGTAAGAGTAGCACAGGGCAAGGAGTTAGAATGGAAACTCCACGCTAATCTGCGGAGATAGAACCAAACCAATTGCATGATGACGATTGTTGAAACGGACTTCGGTCGTATAGTAAACAATTAGCAGTGCCATCGAGTAGGAGTCGCCACATACAGTAGAGGAAAACGCTTCGGCGTAACGCCTTGAAGAGTGGGATAACGACACATAATCGAATGTATGGTAGTGTATCAGGGGGCAGTTAGCAACTTATTAATCAGTGTGCGAGTGATGAGAAGAACGGCAGTAGCTCTGTCAAACACAGGAGTAATCTTTGTGTATATCTCTCACCGACAAGTAATGTGAGCATATTAATTAGCGAGTAGCAGTATCGTCTAAAAGTGGGAAGAAACAGCATCTTCGGATGGGGACTTCAATGTAAGTCCGACATGGAATAGAAAGCCACACTCTGCACAGAGTGAGTGAGTAATCCTTAAGTCTCTACACTTCTAGCAGTAAGACTACCATCGCAAGTACATTAGGAGTAATTGACCAATGTGCGACACTCAAAAACCAATCTATTGATGAGTTTTTAGGGCAGAGTAAAGCAATCCTTTACCTGCCTTTTTTTATTCCCACCAAAACATAACATCAAAATTCCAAACATAATTAAATATAGTTCTTGACAAACAGGTCAAACATCTGTATAATATACTTATATTTAAAAAAGGAGAGATTAAAATTATGATGTGGCAAGAATTATCAAATTGGGAAGACAATCATCACGCAATAGTGTATGGCGTAATGAGTTCAGAAGATGTAAGAGAGTCGCTCTCATACTGGAACGCCTTCGAAAAAGAATGTGACGAGTTCATATGCGACATCGACGATGTAAGTGAAACATTTGTTATGGCAAGTATGAAGTATGCTTACAATACAATCGAAGACCCAACATACGAGTATATGCTAGAGGTTATCTACGACCACTTAGTAGACACACTAAAAGAACGCATCAAAGATGCAGTAGACCAACAAAGACCTGTAAAGGGCAATCTCTGGAACGCAGAGACAAAGGAGTTTGAGAAAGTTAGTGACTTTCTGAAGCAGAGACAAACAGAATTAGACTTAAAAGGAGGTGCGTAATGCCGACAAAATTTAAACCAAGTGAAAAAGTATTCAAACGAGGAGTAAAGGCTTCAAAGTTGAAAGACAAGCATTTCTACATCAAAGATGTGGCAAAAGAAGAACTGTTCAAAGTGATTAATGAAACTAGAACTAAACCAAAACAAAGACAGAAGTGTCTAAACGAACTAGCAAGACGCAAAGTTGAGGTAGTGTGGGTTACACCAGAGGTGCAATCATGAGATGGGGAAGTAAAGATACACACAAATCACACAAGAAGAAAACTTCACAAGGCGATTCGCACAACAGAGTCAGTCTGAATATGAACAAGAACAAGAAGCGTTCATTCAAAAAGTACAAGGGGCAAGGCAGATGAGAGTAGTATTTCTAGAGCAGTCACAGTACAAAACCTACCAACGCAAAGTAGTAAAACTTAAGCAAAGGGGAATTAACTTAGATATAACAGTAGCAAATCCAAACAAAAGAATGGTGAAGCTGACTGTGAATACCGAGCATGATTGGGAGGAATTAGACAGATTATGTTAGGTTTCGAAGTATATTTTGCAATTGCAGTGCTACTATTTATAGTGGCACTCAACTTGCCGAGGTGGAAATAATGGGTAAAGTAATACAGTTTCCCACAGTCACCGAAGCAAAGAAACTTCGTGATGCACTAGTAGAGTGTGAACACGAAATAAAGTTGTGCCTAAATGACTTGGCAGAACTAAACGATATGGTAGTAGATTTAACTTGTGAGTATGAAATCATGCTCAACAGGTTATGTGAATTAAATGGCATCAGATTGCCAGAGGAGTTAAAGTTAGAAGATGACTAAAAAATCAAAGATATTAGAGCAGAACATACGAGATATGAAGTATCGTATGGAACTGATTAGAACAGTAGTGCCAGTATTAGTATTAATTCTACAGGTTTTTATACTTGGGAGAATACTATGATTAAAGGCAGTATGATGTATGACCAGCATGGTCGTAAGCGTAAAGTAAAGAAACTATACGCAAGTAAGAAAGCGAAACCAAATTTCGCAAAGCAAGAAACAAAAACATTTAAGAGTGCTAGTTCAATACCTAGTATGCCGATTGGAGAATATAAGACACCAACGGATAACTCTTACAAACAAGAAGTATCAAAGCAATATACGGTATCAATTGCTTATAACAAAGGTGCATATCAAGTGATACCAAAGAAGGAGATTAAAGACATTGGCAAGTAAATACAATAGACACTATGCGATTGGTATGTTCGCAAACGGAAGTGTCATAAAAGAAATAAAGTACCCAGCAGATACTAAACAAGCATGGCAAGGTGAGTGTCCAGCAAGAAACACAGTACATATGTGGATTAAGTTGGAAAACGGAAACTTTCTGAGAGATGATGAGTTAGTGCTAGATAGAAAGAAGTGGGAAGGCATCCAACAAGCAGAGAAGTTCATCTCTGAAATCAGTGGAGGTGTGGCGTGAGTAAGATAAATGATTATGCGAGGTTCGTAGACCAGTGCACGTCCGAAACAAGTAAAGATACGACTAAAATGTGCGACAGACTAGACAAACTAATGGGAAACCACACTATGCAAAATGGAGTGATGATTGACTGTGAAATAGACATGGCAAGACTAATGACTGCATTGATAGGAATGATGGCAGAGTCTGGAGAGTTCGCTGAAGTAGTGAAGAAGAAAGTATTCCAAAACGATACACAGTTCACAAGTGATGAGATATTTCACATGAAAAGAGAGTTAGGAGATGTGTTGTGGTATTGGGTACAGGGATGTAAAGCCCTTGGCTTTACCCCCGAAGAAGTAATGGACGAGAACATTAACAAACTAGAGAAGCGTTATCCTAATGGCTTTGAAGTAATACGCTCAGAAGTTAGAGCAGAAGGAGACATATAATGGCAAATCATGTATATTTTAACATTACTGAGCATGAAGCTGAAGTAATGGACAAATTAGTAAAAACTGAGGAAAGAACCGTAACCAGAAATTGGTCAGGAGAACCTACAGAGCCATATAAAGTGACAGAAATCGTAGAAATAGAAGAACAACCTTTTATGCCTAACGATTATTCTGAAGATAAATCATGGGATTGGTATTGCAATAATGTAGGAGCCAAGTGGTGTCATCTAGAAGACTTAGACAGTTGCTCAGTATCAGGTTATAGTGCTTGGAGTCCACCAACTCCAATGTTTGAGCATATATCAGTAGCAATAAGTAAGGAATGTGGTCATAGTGTCAATACTAGAATGACATATGAAGATGAGTTCAGAAACTTTGTAGGCGTTGCTACCTGTGAAACAGAAATGCACGATGGAGAGTGGATAGCGTGTATGGATTATGAAGAAATTGAAGGTGAAGACATAAATATTCGCTTCAAAGAGAACTACCCCGAGATAGATATTGAAGTGGAAGACTTTGACTGGTATGGAGAGTACGAAACCGAAGATGGATTTATATATCCTAACGAAGTATGTGATGATTATGTGTACGATTTCTTTGATAGGGGAGAGTGGTAATGAGTCAGTACTGGGAAAGAGTGGAAAGACAACGCTTATTGATTAGAGCAGAACAATGGTCAAGAAGTGTTAAGTGTATTCATGGGCATAGTAGTAATTCTATGTGGTATGATAAAGATGGAACCAATACTAGAAAAGTAGTAGATGTTGAGTACAATAACGGAACTATATGTAGAACTGATTGTGATACTAACGAAACCAAGTGGTTTGGAGAAAGACTAGTAGGAGAGGAGTTGATAGATGCATACACAAGACTCAACTAAAGAAAGACAGTTCTGGGATTGGGAAAACAAGTACGGAACTGAAGAAGCTATTGAAGTAGCAGCAGAGGAGTGGGGAATATCCACTTATAGAGTAAAACAAAAGGTTAAAGAGTGGGAGGACTCATGGCATTAAATTATACAGAAGAACAAGTAGAGATGATGACTAATCAATACAGGTTAAACCCCAGTAGAGATACAGTTGAAAGACTAGCAGATGAACTAGATAAGAGTGTGAAATCTATTATAGGTAAGTTATCAAGAGAAGGTGTGTACAAGAAAACAGAGTACGTCACAAAAACTGGAGAGAAACCAGTAACCAAGTCCCAGCTGGTGCTTAGCATTGCTGAGGAGTTAAACGAGGACTATGAAAGCCTCTCTGGGTTAGAGAAATCCCCTAAGGAAGCATTAAAAGTCCTACTTTATTCAATAGAAGAAATCAAACTAGGAGAAATATGAGAGTAGCAAAACTAACAAAAGATAGACGAAACGATAAGCTGATTAGCAAGAATGGTCTGTACGCGGAAGCACTTGGTCTTATCGAGACCCCAACGGGGTTCCAAATGAGATTGAAGTTCGCTAACGGACATCGTGAGACAGTAGAGACTCAAAGAATCAGAATCCTTCAAGATACTAGTGTAGTGAGAAGTCCTAACGCATAGCTAGAAGTAGAACAATCATTGTAAATTATGCCCAACTTAGATTGGGCTTTTTTACGCCTTTAAAAAATTTTGGTTGGTGGAAGTTCTTTG